TTCTGAATGAGTCGTAGGGGTTCTTTCCAGAGAGATAGGTCAAGGTGGCTACAAAACCATCAATAGAGGGTACTGTTGTTGGTAGTTCTCCAGCCCATAGACCAAAGATGTCGGCAATATCTGATAGGAGACTCTGTTTGTCTTGAGGCTTGAGAAGGTTAGCAAACTTCCAGACCAGCGCTCCGATAAACTGTCCAGTCTGGTCTTTGGGTACTCTAATGAAGATCGTCTTACCATTCTTGTCTGTACCCATCGGAATGATGTCATAGTTGGTCTTGTCGTACTCGGAGACATTCTCTAGTAGTTTCTTGAATGGATCTCCCAGTAGTCCTCCGGCCATCGCAATCAGTAGTAGTTTCGGAAGGACAACATCTAGGCTTGTCTTGAACCACCAAGCACTTCGAGTCGGAGACTTCTTGAAGGCTAAGTTAGCATCTCCCTTGATACCCTCTTTGCTGGCGTTAGAAAAAAGGAAAATGTTGTTGGTTATTGGAGTCGCAGTTCCGGCTACTCTAAAATCCGGAGAGCCGATATAGTTTCTGATGTAGTGGACTTTGGCCTTCTGTTCTGCTTGGATAATCTTGTATCCGGCCACTTTTGGTAGAGTCTCAATAAAGTTCCCAATAATCTCTACTCCATCGAATATCTTGATTATGGGTTTGACTAGAGTTCTAAACCTTGAGTTGGCCTCTTCTTGAGGCAAGACTCCAATTTTCTGAAGTGTTCTGTTAATCTGTTGATCCTCCGGATCTGGAGTTCCATAAAGCTGGTTTAGGGTGAGTCCGAGAAGTTCGGCGTTTTCCATCTCTTTGATCAAAGTATCTGGTTTTCCGGTGGCTCTTCTCCAAGCAGGTTTTATAGCTTTCTCGTACTCTCCGGTTAGTTTGAAGAATGAAGTAACCGCCTGTCTAACAGTCCTGTCCGGTAGGTTCTTCCAAGATCTACTAAAATCTTTCTTCAGGTTGAAGATCTGGAAGCCCATGTTAAGTGAGGTAAAGAGAGGTCGGTAGATACCAGCTCCGGTAAGCATCTTACTCAGCTTTCCGAGTTGTCTCATGGTGTTGTCGTTGGAGAAGTTGAGGATTGTACCCACTTCTTTAGGTACATAGTATCCCTGTAACTTGCCATCTCGAATGACTGTTACCAGTTCCTGAGTCCTGTCTTTTGATGGTAAGTACTCGATTGTCTTTCCGGTGAAGCGTTTTCTGGCTGGTGTAATATCCTCTGGAAAAGCTGTCTCCATGAAGTTAAGGTTGATATCTCTTGACTGGTTGTAGCGGATAGCACGAAGAGTCGTGATAGCCTTCATGATCGTGGAGTTGGCCGGATTAGCAATAGCCTTGAGAGTTCCCTTTTGGTGGATGACTGAAGAGCTGACCTTGGTATCAAAGTAGTCTAGGACTTGGAAAGTGGCGTAGGCCGGATTAGCCTTCATCTGAGCTATAAGTTCCGGTTTGTAGAAGCCGTTTTCCTCGGCATACACAATCAGTTTCTGGACTCCCGATCTGAATTGTTCTTTAGCTTTTTGAAGTGAAGCCCACTCTTCCGGAGTCATCGTGTTCTGGAGTTGGTCTAGTGTCTTTTGTGCTTCTACCGGATCGTAACCTCTAGGGTTAGCCAGTTCTCCTCTTTCGTAGATAGCTCTTTCTAGTTGAAGGATCTTGCCTAAGTTTACCCACCCATTCGGCACTTCCTCAGCCAGAGTCTTTGCTCCTTGAAAGTTATCAGCGATAAAGTTCTTGACAAAGCCCTCCATGTAGTTAAGTCCGGCTCGATCATAAATAGGGTTGACTTTAGGATCGACAATCCCTCCGGCCTTAATGTACTTGTTGACTCTTCGGTTGATTTCAGCGTTCTTGTCATTGAAGAGAGTGGACATGATGTTTATGAGGTTCTCTTTTTGGTTAAGAGCCTCCGAGTCTATAGCCAGACCTTTTGCTTCACCTTCGGCATAATCACTGTCAAGGTCAGACAAGCGTTGATTGAGGATCTCTTCTTCAGTTGAGTGTAGTAACTTCTGGAGTTTGAGATACTCATCCATGACTTTAGGTTTGGCCTCTAGGTTCTTGAAAAAAGCATCGTAGAACTTAGGCGCTGACTGTTTGAGAGCCATAGGATCATTGAGAAGTACCGAGATAGCATCAGCGTAGAGTTCTTCCGGAGAGTTCCGGTATTTTAGATACTCAGAGTCCTTACTTTTACCAAGCGGTCTCCACTTTTTGCTGACTTCCCAGAGTTCCGCTTTTATCTCAGCGTTCTTGATGACATCTTTGGAGCGCAGTTGCGCTATCTCCTTATTGATCTTCTTGAGTTGGTTGAGTAGTTCTCTATTACTTCTGTCCTCTCTTCGCTGTTCTCTAAGGTCGTTTCTCTCCTGAATTAGCTCGTCTACCTGAGCCTCAATATCTCTTCCGGAGAAAGTCTGTCTCAGAAACTTTCTCATAGTAGCTATTCTTCCCAGAAGGTTGCCTCTTGAGGTGACCTGATCCGGTAGGTAGTCAATCAGATGCCCCATTTCGTGGGCTAGAGTAAATGAGGCCTGTTTGGGATCTTTGAAGATAGTCGGATTGAGGGTAATCTTGCCGTCAAGAGTCGGGGTAAATAGACCTCTAACCAGTCCTAGATGTTTTCTTGGTCTTATCGGTTCTACCTCCGGAGTCCTTCCCATGAGTTGTTCGGCAAACCTAACCATCTCCGGAAAGCGCACCACCTTAAACTGATCCATCGACTCGGTAATGTTTTCAAGTGAAGTAGCATAAGCATCGGTTGAAGCGAGGGGCTGTTTGGCGGTACTTGGATTTTCCAGATCATAAATAACCTCATCATGTCTTATCGGCATGATTAAACCCACCATCTCTTTGCCGTTGTAGACTGTTACTGGTTTTATAGATCCTGTGCCATAGAGTTCCAATTCCGGAAAGTACTTTTTGAAGAGAGCGATCTTGTCAGCGCCTATGTGTACTTGCTCTCCATCTAGGTCATGGATGACAACTGGAGTACCTATGTTAGAGTAAATAGCCTTTGGCTCAAGCAGTTTTCCTTTCTCTGAAGGGGCGATATCTTTGTAGGGAGGATATTGTTTCTCTCCGGAATATAGTTCGATATTCTCTTTAATTTTTTCATCAGCCAGTTTATTAGCCTCTTTGAAGGTTATTTCAGGATCTCTCTGAAACTCCTTAACCAATGAGGCCTTCTCTTTTTCAATAAATCTATCATTTATCTCTCCGGCCATATTCTTGTTGAGAATGAGAAGATAACCATCGGTAAAGACATTTCTAGTTTTGCCTCCGTACAGAAGAGCAGGCCTTATCTCAATAGAGTCATCCACTATCCCACCCATCGGATTGCTTAGTTTTTTATTAAGTTCTGGAGTGTAGTTAAGATAAGCATTACCATCAGTTCTTGATAAGGCCTCCAGTATTTGCTTCTTTCCGGCAGTCTCAATGTCTTTACCATAAGACTTATCTAGGTACTCATTGATCGGCTTGGTAAATCTGCTTTCTTTTACTTCAACCGGCTTCTTCTCAACCTTTGGCCTTTCTTTTTTTGCTACCACCTCTTTCGGTTTGGCTTTCTCCTTTACCTCTGGTGTTAGTCCTTGGGAAGAAAATCTTTGCTGTTTATCAAACTGTTTTATCGCTTCTTCTTTAGTATCAAATATAGTTGTTTCTGTAACGGGATTTCTTGTAAAATGACCGTTTGTGTCTTTAATATAAAAACCACCATCTTCTGAGTCAAATAAGCCAGCAGTTGTTTTATTACCCTTTTTAAGTTCTAGCAAAGGTGACTCCCCCGGTATAGATCCCTTATCTTGTACACTAACCCATTTTCCAACACTACTTACCTCTGGTGTTAGTCCTGACTGGGATATTGCCCTATTTAAGTTTGATAAGTCAGTTTCTGGGTTTAGAGAGTGAGTGTTAATTATTCTTTTTGCTTCATCAATAACTTGCGACGTAGGTTTACCGAGGTCTGTTCTTTTACCTGTTATAGAGTCGTTGACGGCTCTTAAATAATCACCCTGCATATCCATTCCTTGAGAGATGGCTTTGTATCCTCCAAACTCTTGAGAGTATTCTCCATAACTTGGAAATACATCACCACCCTTAAAGGCAGATTTGCCAGTTTTTATGTTTACAGGAACAGGTTTGGACATTGTTCTACCTTCTTCCATTATTCTTTTTAGAAGCCTCTCCTCATCTGGCTTTAGTATTGCTTCGCCTCCATACTCTCCCCTCATACCATAGATAATCTTGCTTAGTTTATTTTGGTCTGATGTAGATAATTTATCGTAATTCTTATCAAAAAATGTTTTTATGTCTGAGTTTCTTATCACCCCCACCTCTGGTGTTAGTCCTTGGGGGGATTCTATTCCCTTGTTTGTTGGCTTAGGACTAACCTTTAGATTCTTAAAATATGTCTCGCCAAAGAATTTTGATCCTGCATAATCATCAGCCACACTCGTTGTCATTCCCTTAAACTCATAGTTGTCCATAAACTTCTGTGCTTCTTCTTTCGTGTCAAAGCCTTTCTTTTCTGAGGCAAATCCCTTATATCTAACCTGCACTTCATATTTATCACTTGGATTTCCACCTGTATTTGGATTCAAAATCCTTATTTCAAGTCTTGATGGATCATATGGCAATTCTTCTTCTACAACCTTACCTTCTTCTGCTTTTTGTTTAGCTTCTTCGACTACCTCAATCGGAGCTACCTTTGGCGCTTCTTGTGTTATCTCAGCGCCTTTCTCGGTTATCTTTACATTTGCTCCCTGCTGTTGAGCTTCTATGGCCACCTTAATAATCTCTTTACTTTCCGGAGTCTCTTGCTTTGGAGTTCCAAGTGTTTCTTTTAGAGCCTGTTCCGGAGTGAGTACGCTACCGACAATAGCTATACCACCTCCGGATATACCTCCGACTCCGGCTGTAACCAGTATCTGTCCAGATGTGAAGTATTCTTTTGCCTGTTGAATAATCGCATCCTTGCCTTCTTGTGTGGTTGAGAGCCTGTATTCATTCGCAAACTTGAGTAGATCTTGTGCCACCTCAGTACCACCTTCAGCGACAAATGATTTCTTGACTGTATTGAATAGAGTTCTTGTTGTACTTTTGAATAAACTCTCCAAAGTTCTTCCAAGTACACTGTCCAGAGCAACATCAATCGCAACATTGGTAGGAGTAACCTTGCCTTTTTCATCAAGTTCTGATCCGGCTGATACAGCAGTCCAGTAAGCTATTGATAGTGGCTTGCCAACGATAGGTACGAAGTTGAGAGCTACACCCAAAGCCGTCTGAGGAGATGTATCTCCAAGGCTGGTAAGGAACTGTTCTTTTAGGGTGTCGTTTTCTATTGACTGTGCTTTTCTGAATGTTTCATAGGCTTCAGAAAAAGTAACCTCTGGTGATACTGATGTGATGGTGGCCAAAATACCAGTTCCAGATGTTCTTCTGGCTATTCCAGTTAGGATATTCTTGACTGTAGGGTTTTGAGTTGCCTTGTCAACTAGCGGTTGGATGGCAGTCTCCAGCATCTTCACTTCCTGAGCAGTCGAGGGGATCTTTTTGTATGTTTCTACCGCTTTTACAACAATATCTTTTGCTTTTTGAAAAAGTCCCTGTTTTTGTACTTTTTTCTCTGGTTCAGAGGTGGTTGGAAAGACTACCGGAGGAGTTGTCGTGGGTTGAGAAACTTTCTTGGTTGCACCAAAGATACTCTGGACTACCGGAGCAGTTGTTTTTGTTGTTACTGTCGGTTTTGTCCCAGAAGTAGTTGCTTGTTTGCCAAATAATTGATCGACAACTGTAGCCATAATTTATGGTGTCCAAGTCTGGAATTGTCCATAATCCCAAGCCTGTTTGAATAATGTGTTAGCTTTTGCTTCATCATAATTAACTAAGGCTAGGATACTCTGATATGCGATGTTAGCTTCCTCTTCAGATAATAACTTATCTCCTTGAGTTGTTTGTCCGGCATAAGCATCATTTTTCTGTTGTCCGGTTAGGTCAACTGCCTCCAAAGCCTTCACCGCACTATTGAGAGTTGTACTAGAAACCCCTGTATCTCCGGTCTGAGCATTTCCAATCCTTCCAAGACTTTTCTGGCTAATAATTTCTCCAGTATTCTTATCGATCACCGAGACAGTTACCTCTCCGCTATCAGCAGTAGACTGGATCACTTGTGTTTCTACCTTTGCCGTTCTTGACTTGATCGCACTCTGGATCATGTCTGAGGATATTCCAGTTGCTCTGGTGATATTAGCAATATCGTCTCCTGTAGCATTATCCAAAGCTCCCATCTCAAGTAGTGAATTAAACTTAGCAAAGTTAGTCTTAGCGATCTCTGAGTTAATATCAAACTGTTTCATAGCAAGATTCATCTGAGTCTCCACATCAGCCTGTTTCATCTTGATCTCGTTTTGAAGATTAGCGGTGTTTTCATTGAAGATCTTGGTTAGTTTGGCTTCTCTACCCACTCTGGTGGCCTCTGAGAGATAAGGGTTATCGTTTATCTGAGCTTTAGCGTTAATAAAAGCTCTTTCTTGTTCGAGATATTTGTTCTGTAAGTCTGATATTCCAGATTGATTCTGTAGGTTGCCATAGAGGCTTTGTAAGTCCAGCTCCGGAGTTGTTGGAAGTGTCATCGCAGAAGTACCTGTCATGCCACCTGAAGCGCCTGTAGTGGTCGCAGAAGGAGCATACTGGGCTGTTGTCGCCGTTGGCTGTTGGTTAAGCATATTTATATAGTCCTGATTAGCATTTGGAGCTAGTCCTGCTTGTACTGATGTCTGAGCGTTTACTTCAGGTGATACGGCTTGTCCAGCACCCTGTTGAGTACTGGCCGGATGGATCTGTCCTGCTTGGGGAGCAAATGTTCCATTCCAATATTGATATCCTGAATACCACCCTCCGGTTTGGAAGCCTCCTGATGGCGCTGGTTTTCCTGTTGGATCTGTCATATTAAATGTCAAATAGACCTCTTAGGTCTTTTGTACTTGTATCACCAAAGAAGTTAGGTACATCGAAGAAGGGTTGGTTCTTCTCGTACTTAGCTTTCTCTTTGGCAATTTTATCCCAAGCGATTGCTAATAATTGTTTAGCTTCTAGACTTCTGAATTGTCCGGTTTTGTCCTCAGAGCCTTTGTTTCTAAGGATGGCAACCGCTTCTGATACTATAGCCTCATTACCTTCCGGCATCGAGTAGGAGAAGATGGTTACACTTCCGTCTACAGTCAACTTGGTAGTCACCATCATTCCATGTACGCAGATCTCAGTTCCTGTGGCGGTTGGTACTGGCCAGATAAAGTATCGTCTTTCTTGATTACTCCACTTCTTGTCGGTAGATGAAGGGTAGTCCTCTTTCCAGTTTAGATAGTCATCAAATGAGAGGGGAGAACCATCCGGATCTTCTCCGTAGCGTTCACTATTGACTCTTAGCTTCCAGATTGAGTTTGATCTCCATGTTAAGGGGTAGTCGTAGTATTCTTGTCCAGCAACTGTTGTGGTTTTCTTAGCATCCATGAGTTCCGGCCAGTTAAACATTGCTCCAGCCTTTCGGTAAGCCCTATTGATAGCAAGGTCGATGGTTGTGGGTGAGTACAGGGTGGATTCGCTCCCTACTGTCAGGTCATCCTGTACCGCACTTCTTAGTTCTTCGAGTGTGTCCATACTGCTAGATTAAACAATAGAGTTAGTTAAAGGCAACATTATCATGCAAGTTTGTTTTTGAAGATCGTATATCGGTAATCTGTAAGTTTGTCATTCTTGAGCCACTTGAGATAAGTATTTGGTGTGTTAAATGGAAAACCAGTATTGTCAGATGATCCTTCTGGAATCATAATCAGAGTATCATTCGTTGAGCCATTATCTTCAAACAAGAATCCCATATGGTTTCCACTTGACCAGCCACCCCTTCCAATTATTTCATTAAAAATACTTGTGACTTCATATGCCCAAGTTGAACCAGTATTTAATCCAGCATCTCTACTATTCTCAATATATGCTGTGGTTTTTGTCCTTCCCATAGGATCACCAGAGAGATCACCAGTATTATCTTCATCCATTCCCCAAGTTTTAACTGGAGTTGAGTTATTTCCTAACTCGACAATATAAATCCCGATTTTTGCCTTCTGGACACTTCCCGTTACATCTATATCGTTAAACCTTAATGCGCCAGATAAATAATCATCCCCATCACGACCAACTGGAAATGAACCACTTGTGTAAAAAGCTCCAAGTTTACCTCCGTAGTTATTATTTTCGCAGTCTGTAAAGCTATATTCGTATCCATAGTCGTCATCTAATTTAATGTAGATATTAGTTGAATCAGCCCAAACTGTAGTTCCTCGGTTGTACCAATAATAAGGAGATCCGATATCGGTAGCTATTGGTTGAATGGGAGCTATCATATATTTTCCATCGAGACCAAAGGATGAGTAGGCTGAAGTGAACAATATGTCAGGCTGAGAATGAATTACAAAAGCCGGAATATAACCTAAACCATGTGCAATAGTATGAGTTCTTCCGGTTGAATCGTAAATTGTTCCAGTCCCCCTAGTGTGTATTTTCAGATTATCAAACTTTGAACTAAATACTGTCTCCGGATCAGTACAGGTCTTAACATCGTGTCCCTTTTGAGAGATTCTAATTCCATAATCTTTACTCATGTGGATTTTTCAACAAATAATATGTAATAGCATTTAATACTTTGATCGGCGGATATTCCATGATAGGTAAAATAGAGATTTGTTCCATCTGCACTAACATATTCGATACTATCTAGGGATGTTCCAGCATAATAGAGACCATCACCATTGATCTGAAACCAAGTTAGAAACGATGGTGTGTAAGGAAGTCCATGTGCGATTGAAACAGTATTGTAATCACTATCTATTGAAGTTCCGGAGTATGTTCCGGATTTTGCTATTTTCAAGCAGTTTTTTTCACTATTCAGTGATTGATGATCTAGATTGGTTGATGTTATATCGTAACCAGTTTTCATGACCTTTACTCCATAGTCTGCATCTGAAGCAGTGATGTCTTGTGATGTACCATCGATAGTCTCATAGAAAATATAATAAGTATAGGGTTGATCTTCCATGCCTATTACCTTCAGGGTGGTTGTATCAGCTCCAGCCACCAACTGATCCCAAAAATCACCAGTTGCAAGATAAGAGGTTGTTACTTCTTCGTATGGGTTATAAACATCTCCATAAACCAAAAATTGAGGCACATAACCAAGGTCGTGAGTGATTGTAACTACATTTCCGGCTGGTATAGTTCCACTTCCGGTATAGGCTACCTTTAGTAGATTAGAGTTGTTTGAAAAAGCAGTTTGAAGTTCTGTACAAGTCTGTACATCATAACCCTCTAATGATACCTTCAGACCATAATCTTCAGCCATAATTTAGAATAAGCCTTTTCCATAACCAATTAGTACTCTATCGTTTTCACCATCATTGATGATAATTTGTTGTGCCTCTCCGTCAATATAGACATTTCCGGCTTCACTACCTAGATATAGCGTTCCGGCCACAAATGATCCGGCCTGTATTGTACCTTTGAATACCCCACTACCATCTTCACCATAAATAGCTACTGTGGTTAGTCCGTTTTTGTCTTTGGTAATAATTCCTTCAGGTGTAATAGAGATTTCTCCGGTAATTCCTTCCTTATAGTTTCCTATTCTGAATCCTCCGGACTGTTGCAACTCAAACTCTTGTAATATGCGCTTGCTTCGTGTGTTAAGAGCTGTTGAAAGTAGCTCTGTAGCAATCCTTTTTCTGACTATCGGTTTGTCGTTGGTTGTAGCATTAGAATAAACACCCCCACTTTCTCCGGAACTCTCGGTTACGATAACTGAGTTCTGGGTTGGAAATGGGTTCTCAGTGATAACTTCTGGTGTGTAAACTTTTTCATCCATTATTCAAAATAAACTCTAACTCTTAATACTGTCGGAGAGACATTACCAGTCGAGTTGAGAAGCAATTTATACTCAAAGACATCACCTTCAGCTCCAATCCGGAATGTCCCCTTCTTCATATTGTAAGAATCCATCGCTACTCCACCATTAGCTGTATAGGCTCTTTTCCAAGAAGTAGCCTTATTCATTTTGTAGAACATTTCAATACTTGTTCCGGCTGGTAAGTTCTCAGTAAAGACTTCAGCATATTTCCAGTTGGTCGGCTTTTCTACACCCTTTACTGGTGATCTAAACTCTAAACTCTCATATCGCCCCACAGCCTTTGTAGTGGCATCTACCGCCTTCACGCCATAAGTAGCACCACTTCTATAAGAGATGATTGTCGTGCCATCTACATTGGTCACAGCGCCTATTTCATCTGCTTCCAAGGCATACTCCAAGTTTAGGGTAAATGGTTGCTCTTTATTCCGTCTACCATAGGTATAGACTCCGTTGTAACCCGATGTTGCACCAAATACTCCCCAGAGACTCATATTCCCCAAGGTTTGTTTGTCCACCCAAGATAAGGAGTTGCTTTCCCAGTCATAGATGTTGACCTGATCGACTTCGTTGGTAACACCGCTAGGGTTGACACGACCACCTGCCGGAAAGCGCTTGATCGGCATGGTGTTGGTAAAGTCAGCATAATATAGATAACCATCGTCACCAATCTGAGCTAGGGGGTACTCGCAATCAATCATGGCGTTAGTTCCCTTGTTCGGGTATCCGGTCTTGTAAGTTCCGATAACAGCTCTTCCATTTCGCTCTACCAAGGTCTTGACCTGATCTGTTGGGATAATATCTAGGGCTTCGTTAGTAAAAGAGTCATCATATCCGCATAGCGCTAGAAAGTTTCCATTGGCAATATAGTTTGCTCCACCAACCTGTACCATTGTGTGCCAGTCTGATCCATTAAGGTTTTCAGCGACAGTGGTTACATCACTCCAGTCAGATGCTCCGGCCAGCTCTTTTTGTTTCAGTTTGTTGGTTGTAGCCCATTGGAGGTATGTCTTTCCGGTGGAAGAGGGTTTTTCGACTGCACCCTTAATACCACCATCGGGATCATGCCAGACATTTCTGACATAACCATCCGCATATCTTCTATAAATATATCCAGCATTACCAAAGCCGTAGGTTGCTCCATCGGTTGCCTTCACCCAGAACATGACAAGATCCACATAGACACTTCCCTGATCGGCTGACTTACTAGGAGATGGTGATTGAGAAGCTGATTGCGATAGGGAACTCGATGCTGAAGCCGATGACGAGGCTGAAGGGGATGCTGATGCGGAAGGAGATGCGGAAGCAGAGTTACTTATACTAGGCGTTCCACTCATACTCAAAGACGGACTTCCTGAACCACTAGGAGACATAGATGCACTAGGTGATAGCGATGGTGAGGAAGAGTGAGAATATCCCCAGATTCCCTCCTCTTTTAGGGCTTGTCCGGCAGTTAGAGTGTCAACAGTCTTGCGGATATCAAGGTTAGCTCCCATCTTGAAAGAACCTCTTATTCCACGATCAGAAAACGAGCTGATACCGCCAACCCACTCCCTTAATTCATATATTGCCATAAGCTAGATTAAACGATAAAGTTGATTAAAGGCTAGTCGTTCCATCGTGAGTATTTGTTTGTATATGTTGTTGTCAGGTCAGAATACTCGCTGGTGTACGAGGTATTTTTGTCAGCATAACAGTCTGCCGGATATTCTGTTGATTTTCTATCATATTCATTCGTATAGGTTGGAGGTGAAGGAGATGCTGAAACACTTGGCGACTCAGAGGCACTGGGAGAAGATGATACCGAGCTACTTGGACTTTGCGACTTAGACTCCGAGGCGCTTGAACTCAGTGAAGCAGATGGAGATGAGGAAGGACTGATAAGTACAATACCCCAAAAATCTGTTAAGAGTTCGTACTGAACCGGAGATGGAGATACTGACGGAGACTCAGACTTAGACTCGCTAGCACTAGCAGACCTAGACTCGGAAGCTGATGCTGAAGCTGACTCACTGGCTGAAGGACTTAAACTAGGACTCGGACTTGGTGACTCAGATGAAGATGGACTCAAACTTGCACTTCCACTTGCAGATTCTGATGCTGACGGACTCAAACTTCCGCTTGGACTTAGTGATGCACTCTCCGATGCTGATGGAGACAATGACTTACTCTCTGAGGCACTAGCCGATGCACTCTCGCTTGCTGAAGCTGAAGCTGAAGCAGATACGGACTCTGACTTACTTGCACTTGCTGACTCACTAGCGGAGGGTGACAAAGAGGCGGAAGCACTAGCACTTTCCGATTTAGACTCACTAGCGGAGGCAGACTTTGAAGCCGAAGCGCTTGCGGAGGCTGATTCAGATGCGGATGGACTCAAACTTGCTGACTCTGAGGCACTCGCAGAGGCGCTCTCTGATGCAGATGGAGATTGAGATTTTGACTCAGATGCAGAGGCTGAAGCAGAAGCAGATTTGGAAGCACTTGCTGAAGCACTTGCTGAAGCACTCCCTGATGGCGATAGTGACTTACTTGCCGATGCCGAGGCTGACCTACTTTCTGAGGCAGATGGACTGAGTGACTTGCTTTCAGAAGCAGATGCGGAGGCGGAAGCAGACTTAGAAGCAGAGGCGGAAGCACTGGCACTGGCCGATTTAGATTCACTAGCCGAAGCAGAAGCCGAAGCGCTTGCAGATGGAGAAAGAGATTTTGACTCACTTGCCGATGGTGATATAGAAGGACTTTCAGAAGGTGAACCTCCGGAAGGACTAGCGGAGGCAGAACCTGATTTACTTTCAGATGAGCTTGCCGATACACTCTCGGAGGCAGAGGGAGATAGAGATGCACTCCCAGAAGCACTCTCGGAAGCAGACTCACTAGCAGACTCTGATGCTGATTCACTCGCACTAGGGGATAAAGACGGACTTTCAGATGCAGATTCCGAAGCAGATGCGGAGGCGGATGTACTCTTGGACTCAGATGCCGATGGAGACAGGGAGGCAGAGGCACTTTTAGACTCAGAAGCACTAGCGGATGCAGACTCACTCTTGCTTGCTGAGGCGGAGGGAGACAGCGATGCAGAGGCTGACTTAGAAGCCGAAGCAGAAGCCGACTTGGATTCAGAGGCAGAGGGAGATAATGAAGCACTTGCTGACTTCGACTCAGACTTAGAAGCGGATGCACTAGCCGACCTTGAGGCTGAAGCGGATGGAGATAAACTTGCACTAGGACTAAGTGAGGCACTAGCCGACTTACTTGCACTTTTAGAAGCCGACTTACTTTCACTTTTAGAAGGAGAAGAGCTGGGTGATTTAGACTTAGACTCACTTTTACTTGCACTTTTAGAAGCCGACTTACTTTCACTTTTAGAAGCCGACTTACTTTCACTTTTAGAAGCTGAGGCAGAGGGAGAGAGGGACTTCGATTCCGACTTTGAAGCGGAGGCTGAGGGAGATAAAGAACCGGAGGGGGACTGTGAACCAGAGGGGGACTGTGAACCGGAGGGAGACTGAGATGCCGATCCAGTTGACATAAGAAGGGCAAACTCAGTTGTTCCCCAAGCCTCTCCATTGACAAAGAAAAGCTCATCAATTTCGGCATTTTGGAAACCGCTATCCGTTCCGTTGTAATTGAAACAACCAACTCTAATGTAATTTGTTCCTGCGTACGCTGGATTTGAAAAGGCTACAGAGTCACCGCTTTGGACACCATCAGCCCATACTTTTATATTAGAACCATCCCATGTTCCGCAGATCAGATGCCATGTTCCATCTATAACATCATCATCTCCGATAGCACGATTGTAATCTGCAGGAAATCCAATTCCTGTTCCTTTTCCTAATTGAAGAGCTACATGGTCATTTGTGTCGCAATAAAAATCCCAACCATAAACTACACTCCCTGATATTGCATAACATTGGAAAATATATGGATTTGTTCCCGTAGCTGATGATTTATACCAACAACCGACAGTAAAAGCAGAGGTAGCACGAAAATCAGCGTGGTCTCCCAATGAAAACGCATCTGAATTAGCACCAACAAGACCTACACCACCGGTACTCCATTTTCCGCTTACCTCATCTGGTGCACCAATGTCTGTCAATGTGTGTCCTTCTCCACTACTGTCTGCTGTCAAAGCACCACTTTCAAAGCGGTAATACGCTTTTAGGTTTGCATTGTCTATGAGGGTTGTGAGACTTAGTTGAGCCATTTTAGATTGCTAGTTGCCACACTCGGCATGAAATCACACTCCGAGCATCTTTATAATTCGTAAAATCTCCGACTGTTGCTGATAATTCGATATCTGTATTGATTGCCGTAGTGTTATCACTATCAAGATCATCCCAAGAATTAGTAGTCCGATTGAAAATCTGTAGTTTGACAACCGAAGATGCTGGTGCGAGTGTTGTCTGACCTATCCAAGAAACCATTACTCCAGATTTACTATCAACAAAGTTTTTGAATTGATGAATCATGTATTCAAGAGTTCCAGTCTGACCGACTCTGATATTATCTTTTACGGCTACATCTAGTAAGTCTTGCGCATCATAGTTAGTTTCAAGGTCTGTATCGTCTGATGGAATGATGGCAACATCTCCCCTTGTATATCCAGTGTAACCCATACTTGGAGAAGCAGATACCGAAGGACTTACTGACTTTGATGCACTTGCGGAAACTGAGGAGGATGGTGATTGAGAAGCTGAAACTGATGGGGATTCTGAACTACTTGCCGATGCCGATATTGAAGATGAGGCGCTCCCAGTGAACTCCATCATTTCTAGTTCCCAAATAGAAATAGTTCCACCAGAACCATAGTAGGTTGTTGTGAAGTTTAATTTGTAATAGCGGTAGGCGGTTGAGTTATCGAACTCGAACTCTTGCCACGCATCGCTATTAGTAGCCTGTCCGGTATAAACAACTGTCCAGTCAGAGTCATCATTACTTCCTTGAAGGGTAAAATCCTTCATCTGGAGATCATCTGGGGCATACGCTTTGGTTCTAACTTTTCTGGCAATCTTAGTTATTCCAGCACCCAAGTCATACTTCCACCAGTGTGGAAGCGCTGTTACTGTTGATGACCACCTCGTACCTTCATCGTTATCACACGCCTTACTCGCATTAAAATCACCACTAAACTCAGAGTCTGCACTAGCAGTTCCACCAGTAATAAAATCTAATCCATAAGCCATACCCCAAGATTAAACAATAAAGTTAGTTTTAGGCAACCTATTGTAGCGTTTTGACTATGTCTATGCCCTTACCCCATCCTTCAATCTGATCACTTTCAGTCCAGTTGACTAGCAAGTTCTGGTTTCTATACTGTTCTTTCTTCCAGCGTTGTCCGGTAGCGTTAGCTCCATGTTTTATATCAACATTAGGAAACTCCGACTTCCATGTTGCATAAGGAAACTTGTTTTGCCATGCTACTCGGTTATGAGTCATCGGTTCAAAGCCCATGTGACGAACAAAACTATTAAACTCACCTTCGTTCATGGTCTCAAAAGCCTTCTTAGTCATCTCATAGCGCTCTCTGAAGTGGATTAGCGCTGTCTCACGATATACACAAAGTCCTGACAGTTGATTGACATCGTAGTGGAGACAATGACCATCCGGCATCCGGAGTAGCCAAACATTCTGGTTGTAGTAGAAGGTATTTTTGTCCGGTGGTACGAAGTCAAAGTGAGATGGGTGATAGAGGACATCATGCTCAGTAAAGAAGATAATGTCATCTCTGCTATTCTCCAGTCCGGCCATGATCTGCTTAAACATCGTTAAGTAGCCTCTCTTCATGGATGGGAAGCAGATGTTTTTGTACCCTATATCCATCCTTTTAATAGCTGATGATACAAGACCGATGTTCTTTTCTTTGGCGATCTTCTGTATTCTTTCTCGGCAAGGTTTGGCGATCTTCTCGTCTAGTTTACTGTCGGTGTAGTAGATCATCCCTTTGGTAGTACCCCAGTCTGGTGGATTAAACTTGGCCAGTAACCACTCGAAAGTCCTGACAGCCTTTGGCCACTTATTTTTCTGGAAGAGTTGTCTGCTAATATCCCTATTCTCGTTTACCTTGTCTTGAGGGTTGTCGTATGGAAAACCAAAGTCTCCACCTCTTGTCCTGAACATATGAGCGTACCAAGTTCTCCGGTTACCAATCACCCGACCACCTGAGAGCCAAGTCTTACAGGCTACCTCTACTCCCTGCTGTCCCCATGAGTGAAACTCCTCTCCGCATAGACCTAGTTCAAAGTACTTCTCCTTTGTACACATAAAGCACGATCCCTGAATTGATAGTGTCTCCACTAGATCTTCCGGATGCTTGTTCTGCCACTCTCCCCAGTACTGAAAGTGTAGTGTCTTATCAAACCGGAAGGCTACATTGTTCGGACTAGCCTTAGCAATCCAGACCACATCCTTCTTAGTTGGTTGTCCACACTCTTCGCAGACTCCACTAGGACTCTGGTATCTTCTGTGGCCTTGAGGACAAACCCAGTCAAAGACATGAAAGTTCTTCATAAGAGGGATCATGGTTACATTGTCTCCAGTTTCTTTGAAGGACTCCAACATCTTGCGGTCAAACCCCTTGTCCATCGCACAATGTGCATCGAGTTTCATGATGTACTTACCCTTAGCTAGCTTACCAGCCTGATTAGAGGCCTCTCGCTGTCCCACCGCTACCGGATTGTAGATAATGGTTACTCTGTCATCTGGTTTGAGTGGCGGATCTGGTAGATAGCCATCAAGAACAGCGATCACTTCGGTATTAGCCTCTGAGTTACGCAAAACATCCTCGATGGTAAGACCTAGAAACTCCTCGTTACGAGCTGGAATGATTACTGTGAGATCCATTTTTTGTTCCTTTCAAGTATTGCTCTGGTAATTTCCGGTTTGTACCCCAAGGACTCAGCCCAAGCGCACCACGCATAGATATCTTTTGGAATACATTTTGAGTTGAAACCTCTCTTTTCAGGGAACACGAATGTCCACCATAGATTGAAGCGAGGATCATCCGAGTAGACAGCATCACGAATGGTGTAATAGTCAACTCCAGCTCTCTCACACACATCGTAAAGTTCCTGACACTCGGAAACTTTGAAGGAGATGGCTCGATTCTCGGATAGCTTTATGATCTCGGCCTCTAGCGCACTCACCTGTCGGATGTTGGTATTGGCGTTATAGACTGTTGTGTAAAGATCAATCAGTTCTCGTCTATCGTTTGGCTTACCTCCGATAACTAGAAACTGACGAGTCTTGGGATCATACATTGGGTGTGCAGGAGTCTCACCGAGGTACTCCGGTTGCATCACGATTCTTTTGTTATATTTTTTTGAAAGTGAGTCGCAAGTGTTTGGGTTGACTGTTGACCTCATGACCAAAAGGGGACAATCGCACCATGAGACAACTTCATCAATGATAGAAATGTCCAAAGCGCCTTCTGCCGGACAAGGTGATGGTACGCAAATAAAAGCTATGTCGCACTTGTTTACTTCTTCCTTAGTCGTTTTGTAACCTAGCAATGGATCATAGATAACAGCATCCGGAAATAACTTCTCCATTGCTTTTCCTACCCATCCATAGCCAATTATTGCTATTTTTTTCATATTTTTATTTAATTATTAACCAAAGTACTTCCGTATATCTTGCCAGTCGGTAAACCTTATGGCTCGGTCATCGATATAGACATGAGCTGGTTCTTTGATGTTCGTTATCTTTAACAGTGGAAAACTATACTTATATAGCCACGAAGCAACTTCATTCAAATCTGGATTAGATGTTAATATCCAAACCTCATGACCTAGAGATATCAAATACTTTATGGCTTCCAAAGATCCCTCCATCGGTTCTCCAAAACCTTTTTCGGTAGGAATACCATTTCTTTTACATATAACCCCATCAAAATCAGATACTATTTTCAAGTGTTTCTTTAATTGTTAATGCAAGTCCTTCTTCCAGTGAGTACTTCGGCTTCCATCCAAGTAGATATTCAGCCTTATCTATTGCTCCCAGTGTCATCTTAGGTTCAAATACGGGTTCAATATGGTCTGGTTTGATATCTTTACCTATAATCTTCGAGATAATCCGGTATATTTCGTTGATCGAGGTGCTGTCTCCAGATCCGGCATTGAATATCTCAGAGTGGATGGTGGAGTTAGCCATAAGGATTAGTTGATCGACTACATCTTCCACATAAACAAAGTCTCGACTCTGAGTTCCATCTCCGGTAATAAATGGTCTCTTGTCCTCTCTTAGACACTTAATGAAACTAGAAACTGCTGAAGCATATGCCCCATTAGGAGACTGGCGTGATCCGTAGACATTGAATGGTCGGCAGACATTAAACTCAAGTCGATACATCGTTTCGTATAACTGGCACAACTGCTCTCCGACTAACTTTGATAGAGCATAAGGAGACATGGGATTGGGGATAGCGTTCTCCTGAGTCGGCAACTGTTCTTGGTCTCCGTATATTGCGGTAGTCGAGACAAAGACAATTCGTTTAACCTTATATTCTTGACAGTACTGGAGAACTTTGAGAGTACCCAAAACATTGATAGTCATGGTCTCTTCCGGTTTGATGATCGATACTTGAGGCCTAGTTTGTCCGGCTAGGTGATAGACGATATCTACATCACGATAGAAAGATCCGGTGTTATCTAGGATGTTGCCAATTTGTACCTCTAGGTTCTTATGTTTAGGTAAGTTTTTAGGACTACCTACACTCATATTGTCAAGGACAGTTACCTGATCCCCATTGTCTAGCAGTTTCCTTACCAAGTGAGATCCGATGAAACCTGCTCCTCCAGTTACAAGTACTTTCATAAGAGTTTTTTTAATTGATGGACTAATTTCATGTGTTGATCCTCCAGAAGTTCATAGTCTCTTCCCATTAGAAAGGAAGGAAACTCGTAGATTTTCATTCCAATCGCATTTGCTATCCTAATTGCTTCAACAATGTTCGGAGAAGTACCACTACAGGAGATTGTAATAAGCAGGTCTTTATCAGTACCAAATACCTGAAGTTGCTTACTGTATATATGTTCGTATCCATAGTCGTTGGCAATCATGGTGATAACTGAGTTATTACTACTAAGGCACATAGCCTTAATATCCCTTGAGAAGAGGTCTGAAGCCATATGCTCGGCTGTTGCACTACTGCCACCATTACCGCAGATGAAAACCATGTCGGCTTTTTCTATCAACTTAATCAGTTCACTTATATCTCTCATGCGTTGTGTATTACCCTACTTCCGGCATCACTAAACCTGAAGGGTAGTTCTTGATAATCTTTTAAGGCTTCTCGGATCTTAGCTCTTTTGTTGGCCGGAAACATCACAAGCAGAAAGCCACCACCACCAGCACCAATTACCTTGCCACCTATCGCTCCGGCTTTCTTGGCGGTGTCATACATCATGTCGATCTTGCTAGTGGTAGTTTTCTTGTTCATCTGCTTCTTCACATCCCAGTAAACATCCAACAACCTACCAAACTCTTTGAGATTGCCCTTTAGAAGCGCCTCTGTACCCCTAGTGGCCAGTTCTTTGTTTTGGTCTAGTAGGGATTTATTGGCTGAGATATCAAACTTTTTCAGAACTTCATCAGCCTTCCTCGTTACTCCGGTATAGAAAAGCATCAGGCTGTTATTCAAGTCCTCTTTAACCGACTGATCCATTTCAACCTTGAAACCCACCACTTGACCGGAAGGATTAAACTGGAGACATCTTAGTCCTCCCAATACGATAGCGTGTTGATCTTGGACTCCAATAGGTTTACCAATAACATCCAGTTCTATCTTGATGGCTTCTTCGGCTAGTTGCTTGGAGGAGACTGACTCACCCAGATGGTTATGAAGAGCATTGAGTACTCCAATGGTTACCGCACTTGACGATCCAAGGCCTGTACCCTCAGATGGGATATCGGCTAGAAATGATATCTCGATGCCTTTCTCTATCCCTACCATCCGGAGAGCTTCTCGCACTAGATCGTGTTTGAGATCGTCTAGCTTGTCTACAGTCTCCTTAATCGAGTAGTTGACGATGATCTTGTCGTCAAAGCGCTTCTTGACGATACAGTAGATATACTTGTCGATGGTGGTCGTAAGAACCAGACCTCCGTAGTTGAGGTAGTACTCTCTAAAATCGGTGTTGCCACCTAGAAGCGATAATCTAAGCGGTGTCTGTGTTAGTATCATTTTTCTTTTTAATAGACTTCATGGCTTTCTTCACCTCAGCAATAGCCTTCTCCTGATCCCTGTCTTTCTTGTCCAGTTCCTTGATCCGTTCCGGAGTTAGAACGGCACTAATGGTAAACCAGTTTCCCCTGACTCTTTCAATAATTAAGGTTTCGGGAGTGAACCCAAAGTCTCTTAGGTGAACGACCTGAATGTTTTTCTGGAACTGATCCTTTATCTTAAACTCAGGAGACTTGATAACTCTTACCCCATCAGCAGGTTTTATCATTTCTGATCCTTTCTTTTAATTCGGTTGATGAATAATCATGATTGCGGTCTATGTAGTGGATCGGAACAGCATCTTCTGCCGTAATGGATTTGTCTCCATCATAGTCAGTACCCAAAAATCTGATATCAATATGCGAGTTTCGCAGGATGGTTTCAAGCTCTCTCTCAGTTTCATAGACCATGACCGAGTCAATGTATTTGCAAGCCTTTAGTTGCATCAATCTCTCGTACACACTCTGTACTGGTTTCTGCTTAACCTTTCGCTCTTTACTGGGATCTAGGTGTAGACCGACCAATAGATGATCACAATAGTTCTTACATTCTTCCAAAAAGATTAGATGCCCAACATGGAGTAGATCCCACGCACCTGTTGTAAACCCTTTAATCATCGAGATTTTTGTATAGTTGTCCGACTCTATCGATGTGATAGTTCTCGGACTTAATAATGAGCCTGTTAGCATAGTCCTGATACAGTTCCGGCATGGTCATGAGGTCTTGTAATGCCTGTAGAAAGCCATGCAGGTTCTGTACTGGGAAGTAGAGACCATCAAACTCCTTGAAGGCTTCCTCGTCAAGCGCAATAGTGGGGACACCGAAAGATGAGGCGTTTACCATCTTTAGTGGGTTACTCATAGTCTTGTGGTATGGTCTCCAGATTATTTGTACATCGATCTTCATGTAGAAGTCGATAATGTCTTGTCTTGTAAAGAAGCGAGAGTACTCCAAAAGTTCGACTCCATGCTTTGCCAGTTCCATCTTTAGGTCTTTGGGAAGCATCGGAAAAGCCTCAGCAGTACCGATAACTCCAACTGTCTTTATCTCTGACCTAGTACGATGTAGTCTGTCATAGTTACAGTGATGTTGGGGGATGAAAATTATCTCATTACTGATACATTTTGCCATTGTCCGGCCATCTACCTCAGAACAAACTATCACTCCAACCTCCGGATGTATTTTTGCCAGTTCTCCTAGATTGTGTCCATCAACTATGTCGATGTAGTTCTTCCGGCCTTCAAAAGTGAAGTCGTCACCCTTTCTGACCATCGGCTTAACATAAATACAGGTATCGTTCTCGTATCCGGACTTTGGATTAAACTTAGCACCAATATGATCCGCTATTTGGTCTCCTCTGATCATTGAGCTAACTCTCATCAAGTGTCCTCTACCTGCCGGAACTGGTTTAACTCTATCCTTGAAGGCCTCCGAGGGATTGATGTTTAGAAATGATGGTTTGGCAAAAATACTGATCATAGGTAGGATGGTGATACATACTTGTTAAAGATTTCTTTGACCTTCATTCTTCTTCCGGTTATATTCATCTCCACATTGAAGTCTGGAATGAGGTTGATCCAGTACAGAAACTCGTCAAGGTCGACCACATAGCGATAAACATCTTGGATCTCGAAGGGTTTTTGGTTGAGGAAACAGTCTTTTAGGTAATTGATAAGAGTGTGAGGATTGTCTCCCCATGAGATATTTCCGAGTCTGACAATACAGTACTCCAGAAAAACCGCCCTTACGAGTTCTTCCATTTCCCACTTATGTTGATAGTAGCGAGACTTGCCATCTAGGATACCCAGTGAACTGAAGTAAACCAAGCGTCTATCTCTTGGTTGCCTAAGTAGTAACTCCTTCTCTCTTATATACTCTGACTCCCTTGTTTCTTTGGAATTACTGACTCCTGAAGCAAAGAAAAGTACATCCTTATCCACATCCTTCAAGGCTTTAGCTATGTCTCCATTACCAATTATTTCTTTCATGTTTTAATCCAGAACCAACTCCGGAAGTGGTCTCTTTTTAATCTAGTATTCTGATTGGTAGTACCACAGACAAAGATAGGGATCATGCGGTAGCATCGGGCATAGGCGATCAAGGCTCTCTTCACATGGTTAAACTTGCGGTATGAGAAGTAGGCAAAGTCATGACCGGAGATGATGCCACCTTTCTTGACCTTTTTTAGCCAGTTGTGTAGATCAAAAGTGAAGTTTGGAAAGTCATGGTTGGCATCTATATAGACGAAGTCCAGTGACTCATCTTCAAAGTCCGCCAGAGCATCAGCAGAGGTCTTTCTTACTAGAGTACAGTTACTTCCCTTCAGGCGCTTCTTGGTCTCTTCGTAGCAAGAGTTGAAGTATTCGGGTGGCTCGTTGATGTATGTGCCTTTCTCGTATGCTTCCGGAATCCAAGGATCAATCCCAAACAAGTGAAGGTCGCTATTAACATCGCAGAGGATCTTAGAATACTCACCTCGGTCAACTCCCAGTTCAACTCCCTTAGTAAACTCTAGTTCTGAAAACAGTTCGGCTAGATTAATACTGTCCATGTTAGGTATCTCGACAATGTACTGATTGCCGACATTCAGTTTGTACTTGTTGATTATGTATTCGTAGGTGTTCATTTCCAAAAGTCTGTTAGGTCTACTAGGTTTGATAATACTGTTGCTCGGTTGTTGTCCCCAGTCCAGTCAGTCCGGTACTTGAATAGAGGATAGATCTTGGAATAGTGGGTAACTTTGTCGTTGCTTGGATTAGCATCGTGAATCACGATGTATTTAACTCTATCTTTTAGTCTGACTATTTCCTCCGATCTACTAGAGTCTGGAGTCTGGTCAATAAGCGCCACATCCCATGTAGTATCGACATTAGCATTTTTGTACTCATCGATGAAGTTGATTTCATGGTTTTCATTTGGTTTATAGTATTTTAATAAGAAGTTGTACCAGTCTTTGTAATTCTCATAGGAAACTAGCTTCCTTCCGGTTAGCATACAGACATAGCGCAGATAAGGCGTACTGAAGATCCCTGTACCCAGTTCCAACACATCGCCACTTGTTTTCTCCATAGCCTTAATAAGACAAGGAAGGTGTGTGCCATAGGCGAGACTAACATTCATCTGTTTAGCCATGCGAGTAGTGTTTATTTAATAATTCTCTCCAGTTTTCCGGCCATGTAGGCATCGGCCAAAACTTATCAACAAACCAACCGATATGAGAGTCTGACATAAAGTGATTGACGGCAATATCGTAACTCTTCTTGTCCTGAGCCGAGTCCATCCGATAGCCTCGCTTATTGCCTTGTTGATGTAGATGAGCGTACCAAGTATTCTTGTTGACCATCACCTTGCCTCCCCAGATCCAGTTTTTGAGAGCTAACCATATGGGTTCTTGAGCGTGACCATAAGGATCAACATTGGGGAAGCCTCCCAACTCAAAGAAGCGATCTTTGCTTATAAACCAACCCGATCCATGTATCTGAGGTGTCTCGTCTATTAGGATGTCCAACCTCTCCTTTGTTTTCTCCGGCCAGTGACCTCCAGCCTTAAACCTAAAGCCTCTGGGATCTGTTAGGGGACAACTTAGGTAGAAGTAGTCATAGAACTCTTCTTCACCATTTCTCATCTGGATGCTCCAGTCATCCTTAATTATCTTGAAGCGAGGCATCACAATCCAGTCCTCTTCCATGTCAGATTGAAGTATCTGGTCAAAGTTATATCCCACTCGACAGTGGGCATCTAGCTTGAAGATATACTTTCCAGTGGCCATAGCACACATGGCATTGAGGTTTGTTTTGATGCCAACAACTTCTGGAAACTTAATGGTCTTTAGGTTAGTTCCAACATTAGTATAATCAACATAGCCTTCATCCGGTACGCCATCGTAACCAATGATGATCTCATACTCTCCGGTGGCGTTCTGTTCGATACTCCCAATAGTCCGTTCTATATTGATAACCTTTTCATTTCTGGCCGGAATGATGATGCTTACCTTACTCATTGTTTATGTCTAATTACCAATAACCGATCATCGTAGCGCTTACCACACTCGATCCACTTGTAGTCATAGTTATCAAAAGCTATCTCAATACTCTTGTCGGACACATCCTCGATAATATAGAGGGATTCCTTCTTTAGAAGTGGAAGGATCGTAAGCGCAGTAATTACTTGATCTTTGGGTTTGTGAGATCCATCATCTATGACGATATCTAAATCAAACCCAGTTTTTAGAAGCAACTTGCAAACATCCTCCTCCTTACTTTGATCACACCTAAATACCTCTATTCTGTTTTCGGTTATACATCGCTCCTCGTCTATCTCAGCACCATAGATCATGGCTTTCGGGAAGAAGTCTCTAAACATTCGGACACCAGCACCCTCAGCCACTCCAATCTCCAATAGTTTCTTTACATATTGTTTCGAGTCTTTGAATAGGTCGTAATAGGCCGGAGTGTAGTTATGCTTACCCCATTTATCAGTTCCGTACTTAATAGCGAGTAGTGTTAGGTCATCAAGTTCACTCATTTTGTCCATTTTTTTGCTATTCTAACTTTAATTTGATGATATTTTAGGTAGTGTAAATTACCATTGTCATCAAAGTGTTTTTCTATTTCTTTGAATAAATCTCCCAGAATCTTTATTTTTTGTTTCGTATAAGGGGTTGTCATCCTATAACCATCTTCAGGTACTTTTTCCAACAATTTTTGGGCTAACGGAAAAGAGGCTGAAGTACCCTTTCGAAAGTTTGAGAACTTGACACGCCCATCTTTAATGGAAATTGTATCTAAGCAATAGATAACAATATAATAAAATAGTTGTTCCAGTGTTTTTATGTCACCCATCCCATTTCTTTAATTTGTAACTTCCAATCCTGATCCCATTTAGGCATATGGGGGAACTTCTCGTCAATAAACCACTCGAACTTATGAATCATGTTAGGTTCTCGGTCATTCAACCAATGTTCAGCACTCCACTCGGAAGCCTGTTTGGTGTACTCATTGAAACCCCCGATGTTGTACATCCGGCCATAGGTCTTACCCTTGTGGAGATGTGCATACCAAGTTTTCTTATTCACCTTCATCGCTCCACCACCTAACCATGTCTTGAAGCCTATTTCCTGACTTTCTTGACTGAATTGTCCGTAACCGACCTCACTTAATCCCCCCAGAAAGTTCTCGAAGTGGTCTTTGGTCATAAAGTAGCATGAACCTTGCATCGAGGGAGTGTCATCAATGTCATACTGAGGATCAGTTCGCTCTCTTTGTCTCTCGTACCACTCAACCCCATGCATACCATCGTCATGTTCCTTGCCTTTTCTTGGGAAGTCGATGTACATATAGTCTCGGTAAGGTCTATCTTTGTTGATACACCAGTTCTCGGCATCAAGTGAGTATCGTCTAGGGATCTGTACCCAGTTATTCTCCTTATGGTTGTCTATCAAGATCCGGCCATAGTTCTCTCCAACCGCACAGTGGTCGTCAATCTTCATAATGTACTTGCCTTTGGCTATCTTTACACATGAGTTTATCCCCTGTCTTAGTCCTATGGGTTTTGGGGGGTGGATGTAGTGGACTCTAGCATCGTTTACAAGTGGTTCAGGCCACCTTTCGTCAACATTCACAACCACCTCGACCTCACATCCGGCATTTTTCAGGCAATCATTGATCGTCTGAGTCGTAAACTGTGAGTTCCGGTTCGGGATAATGACCGAGAGTTCAATCATCCTGCTTTATTGTTACCCAGTCCATGCCATCCATGTCTCCATCGTTGATTGACCACCTATGGAAAGCACCATTGGTAAAGATTGATAAATACCCATCCATCATTAAACAGTAATCATGATTCTTCCATACTACCCTTGCCACCCTTTTGCCCTTACTAATCTCTTTTAGAGCATCGTAGAAGGTCATCTGGACAACTACTTCGCTATTCTTTGGTAATGGTGTCAATGTTTCTTCCATTTTGTTTATTTTTGTTAATTTTTGATACTGAAGCACAAGCATCCCACGATCTAAGAGTGTCGATATAGTCATCGATAGCTCTCCGGATGTGTTCTGCTTCAACTAATTCTTTATGCGAAGCTAGAAACTTTATTTGTGCCTCTGTTAAGTAAACACCTTTTCTAACCATAGGTAATATGTACCATATCGGTACACATCAATGTCAAGAGGAAGAATGAGACTAGCGGTAAGAGACTGTGATGTCCTGATCAACTGTTGAAGATACAAGGATCAGTCCGGTCTGGAAAGCTATGTCGTAGTAAAGAGTATTGGGTTGTGGACTGGCCGGAACTACAATCGTGCCGATGATCACACCCTCAATGGCTTCTGTACCCTGAGTACCATCATAGATAACTATCTTAGCGGTAGCTACTGGAGTGTTGAAAGCAATCGAGTGTAGTATCCCCTGCCCTACCTTGACAACTGTAGTTGTGGGATCTCCCTGAGTAATGTTTTTGTAGTCAAATACTTCTGCCATAGGTTATGGGAAGCTAATTGATGATGATGGAGAGGCTGATGCCGAAGGACTGGTACTGGCTGAAGAACTATACGATGCACTAGCTGATTTGCTAGCCGATCCTGAAGGACTGGCGCTACCCGAAGGACTCTTGGATGGACTCTCAGATCTGGATGTTGAAGCCGAAGGACTCTTGGATGGTGATCCTGTCGGAGATACAGATCCTGAAGGAGATGCACTACCTGAAGGTGAGGCACTCTTTGAGGCACTGGCTGAGGGTGATAGACTGCCCGAAGGACTGTCTGATCCAGAGGGGGATACGGAAGCTGAGAAGGATAGCGAGGCACTTCCTGAACCGGAAGGACTTTCCGATCCTGAGGGTGAAGCACTCTTGGATGCACTCTTCGATGCCGAAGCGGAAGGAGATTGAGACTTGGAAGCACTGGCTGAGTACGATTTGCTGGCCGAAGGAGACATCGATCCGGAAGGAGATGAGGACTTACTAGCAGACTTACTAGCCGACCTAGAAGCTGATCCGGAGGGTGAGTCTGATCCAGAGGGAGATGCGGAGGCGGACTCAGAGGGGGACTCAGCAGTTGGGTAGGCTATTTGCCATCTAGCTGATGTGATCGTACCAACATTCCAATAGGGGGTTCTGCCATATACTCCCAAGAGATAAAACATAGCACCTACTTTGAAGCCGGACTTATCTGTAGGAAGCGTGTAACCTTCAGCTTCAAGGATATTGTCTCCATCCTTGTGAGCCAAGGTATTTTGAGGTGATAAGACCAAGGTTGTATCCCATCTAAGGACTCGGTTATACAAATAAGGATCTAGGGCGGTTAGGAAAGCAGACTCGGTTGTCATTCTTAGTCCGCTATCTATCGCCATGATCCTGTCAATTTCTATCCTTGTACTTAGTGGGAGGTTTTCTTTTAGTTCAAATACTGCCATATTTTTTCTCTTGGAAGTGGGAGAGTTGTTTAGGCTCTCCCATTTCCTGTTCTAATAACTATTACTAATTAGAACTTCCAGAAGCCCATGCAGGCCATGTGTCTGCGAGCATCTTTAACTTTTGCTCCGTAGACGAACAGGTCTTTGAAGGCTGTTCCGAAGTCTCCGATTAGATCTTCTTCCATTCTCGCATCTAATACTTTCTCGGCGAAGGTCATCCACATCGGGTGTCCAGCTAGGACTTTGTACCCATCAGTGTTGTTTCCGGTTAAGCGATTGGATTTGAACACCTTGAAGCCTTGAAGCTCGGTGATAAACCCTTTCTTAACTAGATCTTCGTAAACTGCTGGGACATGAAGCGCTACTCCAGTTGCTTGCACCAAGATACTCTCGAACTCTGGAGGAACGATCAACCATCTGTCGGTGTCTGGAACTGAAGCGTAACCATTCTTTTCAGCTAGATCCAAGAACTCTTTGAGGTTGGATACTGCTGTTAGCAGATTAGCTGTAGTGATGGTCTTAACTGTCGCACCTTGAATAGTGTAGGCTGTGCCTCCTGCTATTGCTCCGCCTGTGTAGGCTGAAGTCGTGTCATCCAAGTCATCTTCAATGACGATCTCAGTCGTACTGGTGAAGGTCTTGATTCTGTACCATGTTGAGTGGCCAGTGGCTTTGAAGTACTTGCCTTCCATACTTTCGGTGAAGGTTGTACCATTTCCGGTAACTACACCAGAGGTAACAGCGACTGTCACATCTCCAGTGGTGTAATCAGTACCATCGGTTTGTCCACCTCCGACATCTTCATAGAGACCTAGTACATAGGAGTCCATGTTCTTAGCTCTTTCGTTAGCGACCTGAGCAACGATAGTTGGGTGTGGATCTTTGATATACGATAACCATTTGGCAAGTGTTTTCTCTTTCCAATAGAATGACTTGTACTGATCGATGATCAGTTGGCCATTGTTCTCCGTTAAGGAGTCAGCAGTAAGAGCTGTGTTAGCGTATGTTTGTTCTGATAATTTGTCGAAATCAAGGATATTGAGTTTACTACCGACTCCATTGATCTCTCCCTCATAGTCTCGGTTGACTATTACATCTAGGAGATCCCTGTCATAGAGAAAAGCCATGACCTTACTGGAAAATCCTTCTGCAAGTTTTGTTCCGTATGCGGACATATTTGTTACTAACTAATAAAGTAGATTATTAGCCGTTCCGCTTCCGGAGTTTGGAGTTATCTAGCACACACTATATTGGCTAGGATTAGTTATTGTCAAGAAGAGTATCAAGGCTAAAAGTCTTGTGAGATCTTCCCTGCACCAAGCATTTCCTTCCACTTACCATAGTCAGTTTCCCTTAGTCTGCGACCTTCTTCAACAGTAAGTTTTCCTCCGGTATTAACCTGTTTCTCATTAGCTCCACCCGATCCGGTTTCAAACTGTGAGCCTTTATTGACTGGCTTGCCTTTGGTGGCCTCGTGAAGATAAGCTGAGACAAGGATATTCATGGGTACGCTGTTATTCTCTTCTGTCTGTGCAAAAGTCCTGAAGCCATCTAGTCTACCTTCCAGTTCAGGGCTGTCAATCAATGTCTTGGGGTTATCAATGTAGTCATCAACACTCTTATTCCACTTTTCTATCTTGGTTGCTTGTTCTTTGGCCTGTGAGATAACTTTTCTCCAGTTCCGGCTGATGATTGTCTCCTTGGCTAGTAGTCTTTCGGTGTCAGACATAATATCCCAGTCCTTGAACTCCGGCATCTTTGATAGTTCTTCATCGGTTGGCTCTGGCAACTCGTCTGCTTCTACTAAGGCTTGGTTGATTACTCTGTTCTTTGCATTTAGCTTTTGGGCTTCTCGGCTTGATTCGGAGAACTTCTTCTTATATAGCTCCTTTGATGGTTCTGCTTGGGGTTTCTCAGGCTCTTCAGGGGCTTCTTCAGGCACAACCTCCTCCTGTGATGCCTCTATTTCGGCTTCTGGCTCTGTTTCCGGTACATCAGTCGGCTCTTCCTCTATCTTTTCAGCCTCAATCTGCTGTTCGCCAGCTTCGATAGCCTCTTGTTCAGTTTTTAGTAACTCTTCTTGGGTGGGTTTTTGGTGTTTGGCCATTTTTGTTTTCCGTTCCGTTTTGCGGAGTTTGGTTCAAAATAGTAATATAGTCCTCCAACTGTGTTCTGGTAAGGTATGTCCTTCTGGCTTTTAGGAAAGCCTGTTCTTCCGGAGTTAGTTCTTCCGGTTGCTTGATAAGAATACTATCAAGATGTTTTTTTGATCCTTCATCCATTATAGTTTGCTTGCCATTCCTGCTACCATCTGTTCCAGTTGCTCCTTGGCTCTCTCCGGAGACAGAATGAATGACTCTAGTAATAAATAATTTTGTAGCCTTGCTTTTAGGTAGATTTGCTTCCGGTTCTCAACCTTCCATAGGAATATCCTGATAAACTCCGGCTCTTGGATCAGTTCTCTCTCAACCGCATCTCTCATGGTAACAATGTACTCTCTTAACTTCTGGTGATCTATCTGCGCCTTCTGTACTTCTTCCAGCATCTTGAAGTAGGTCTGCTTCTCAACCGGACTAAGTTTTTCTATCTTTAGACCAAACTTTTCTTCTAGCTGACTTGTTATGCTCATATATTTATATTAGCACTATTTTATTTTTTTGTACGCTTCTTACCAAATGCAGGCTTACTTGGCATTATTTGTTCGGCTGGAATAGTTGGTTGAGTGGGGATAGACTGATTGGTGGGTATCATTGGTTGCTGAGGTGGCACATCTTTCTGTCCGGCCTGTGGTAGTGGTGGTTGTTGCGCCATAATCTCATTCTTCTGTCTCTCGGCTTCCATTATCTCGTTTACCTCATCCGGCTTTAGATCAGCAAACTCCAGTAGTTTTCTCTGGTAGACCTCTTTGACCTTTGGGTTGTCCATCATGTTCATGTAGACAGCGTTGAGTTTGGCCAGAGAGTCCTGATCGTTGCTCTTTTTCTCATCCTGACTCCAGATCTTCACTCTATAGCCACTCTCAGTCATCCAGTCTTTCGGTTCTACTTCTCTGGCGAAGATGTTATCGGTGTTACGACCTTTCTTATAGATCTTGACTGCATCGATCTTCTCCGGAGAGGCTTCAATTAACTTGAGGAACTTTTCGGCTCTTAGCTTCCAACAATGGGTATAGAACTTGCTGATACCTTGTGTGCGAGCCTTAGCCTCACCCTGAGCCAGTTGTACTTCACCTAGCGTTATCTGTCTCTCGGTCTGAACTCCTTGCTGAGTGGCTGTAGCTCCGGTAGCCTTCTCAACCATACCGGATACATAAGTCATCTCATCCAAAGATTCAGAGAGATCCGGTATATCAACTCTTCGTATTACTTCATTAGGATTACCAGCTACCGGATACCAGCCCCAAGGTACAGGGTTGAAGGTACTTGGATTGAAGCCTTCGGCCTTTAGAGAGGCATTGTAGTAGTTCATTCCAAAGTTTCGGAGGGTTCTATTCTCGACTAACTGACTAAACCAACTATTCATGACCTTGTTAGGTACTCGGACAATATCAGCCAGTCCATCAGTCCAGAAGTCTTGCTTGTCGACATCATCGCCCCATGAGTTGTAGCGATAGTGATTCCTCCAGTAGTGGTCTTTGGTTGCTCCCATGATCTCTTCTTGAGGTTTCTTCATAAGAATACAGTTATCTTCGGCTGTCGTGTACTTCCAGATCTGTTCCGGATATAGTTTTCCGTTCACTGTCTGCTCTCCTCTGAATACATAGTGGATGGTCAGTTCTACATAGGTCTCACCCAGTACCGGATCTTCAGTATCATTTACTCCCATGTCAGCCAACTTCTCGTTCTTCTTCAAAAGCGACTCTTCATTGTCCTTGGCCTTGATGATCCCCAGTTGAGACTCGAAAAAGAGTTTGAGCTTCTTGACCTCAGTCTGGTCGTACTCCGGATTGCTCTCTAGTTGAGATAGTGGTTTGAAGATGTGAGTGTGAATAAGAAAGCGAGATGAGTCGAGATTATAAGGGTTCATGAAGCGGTCTACCAACATATCCTCCGGATCTTCTATGTCAAACCTTATCTTGCCATCGGTTATCTGCCATGAGTCGAATGTCCTACCAAAGAAGAAGTCCTGCTTCTTGTCTACAATGTCTTGGATCTCAGCGTTGTTCTCATCCAGTGTCAGTCTCCAAAACTCATTCAAAAATACTTCTGCCTCTTTATCGTTGTCTAGGTTCTCAAACACCACTACTGGCATATCGTCAATATCCTTGAGGACAGTCCTAAGTTGAGTTTTCATCAAGGGGATGTTGACAGACTGCCTTTGAGTCAACCTATTGATCTGTACCTCATCTCGGTATAGTTCATAGTTTTCCCTCCACGCATCTTCTCTGCGCTCCCGATAATTGAAGCCAGTTTCTTTGTTGTTCAAGAGCATTTGTAGCTCAAGGTTTTCTAGTTGTATTTCGGCCATATTCTTACTCTAAACAATAATGTTATGTTAAGGCAACATCACCCTATCCCTTCCAAAAACGGCATCACTCCACCCACATCAGCGCTGTAGTCTATTGGTTCTCTCTTCTTGAAACTAACCGCTAAGTATCGGAGCGAAGCACATAGATCAGAGTGGCCATTTGGATCGAGTGTCTCATCCAGTACAGGTAATGTAGTGCCGTCAGATGTCTGTTTCCACATCAAGTGTTCTATCTCTGAAACAAGCTCCATATTCTCCGGTAGGCTCAAAACAAACAGTTTGGGTGCATTTTCAATCCTCTTACCACTTGGAAGAGTCACTGTATGCCCCTGTAACGGCTTCAAGCGCTGGTTGATGATCTCTATACCATACTCAACCCATCCCCTCATACCCTGTCCGACTTCTTTATTGGCTGGCTTGATAGTAATGTTATTCTGGGCAAACTCTTTCTCCCATTGGTCTCCGGAAGGATCTCCAAAGATGGGGATGAATGACAAGCCATAGTCCTGAGCCAGTATTACATTAGCGTGATCCCTTATTGTCTGTCCTTTGTCCTTGTAGCAACTATCTACAAACCAGTTGTCCTCATTATCTACTGCTACCCTAACTGAAGCGGTAGGATCTGAACTACCATAATCAAAGCCTCTGGCTCTCTGCCACTCATTCGGTATATCAAAAGGCAAGATGAGGTTATGGTCTCTTCCCCACATCTTGAAAGCCAGTCCGGTGGCCTTAGTAAAGTCTGCTTCGTACTCTTGTGCAAAGAAGTCCGGAGAGTTCTGTATCCTTGCTCGTTCTATTCTTTCTCTTGGTAAGTATGGATTGTCCTCACTCTTGAATGTCCATGACTTCCATGTATCACTATTGGTCTGACCCAGTTCGTACATATCCTTGAAGTGATTGAAGCCTGTTGGTGTACTGATAAACAAAGCCTTGCCTCTTCTGAAAGCCAGAGTTGGTTCTAGTATGGCTTCCCAAGCATAGTTCCAATTCCGCATCTGAGCCACCTCATCAATTACCAGAAAATCAAACTGCTGTCCTCTTGCAGTCTCTACATTCTCAAAACCCCTTAGTGTGATCCGGCTCTCTCCTCCATCCTTTGACTTAATAAACAGTTCCAGCCGACTTTCATTTGGTTCTCTATTCCATGCAGGTCTCGAAGCATCTTTGAGTATTCTCCATGCGATATTCCTTGCCTGATCAAAAGTGGTGGCAAAGTAAGCTACTTCTATGCCACCCTTTGAATAAGCACAAGCTACCATCTCATATACAGCTAGGGTGGTCTTACCCCATTGTCTACCACAGTTGACTACTCGGTAGTCATGAGTATCACTTACTACCTGCTTTTGTGTCGGATGAAATATCATATTTGGTTATCAACTCACTCGGCATCACTAATATCTTCTCTCCTTTAGAGGTAATATCTGTTTTCTCGGTTAGTTTGTTCTTCATTTTAAGGGCTGTATCTAAGTACTGCTTTCTAGTGGGCATATCCGGTACTACTTTATCCGGTTCGGTATATGAAGTCTTGATCATGGTAGCTCCTAGTCCTTCTTTAGCTACTCTAGCCAATAAATCATCCGGTAGATATTCTTCCAGTAACATCTCCCACGACTTAGTTTCAGTTACTTGTTTTGGATTATCTGCGGTGTTTTCTGCATACCCTTCTTCTCTCATTATCTCCCCCATCGGTTTTCCAACATTTTCCAACATCTTTGTGAACACTCTTTTTATGCGTGGCTTAGGTCTTTTCATAGTGTGCGGAGTAATACATAACTGGTTGTATTGGAAGGCTTAACTACTGCTCTCCGGATATAACCAAGCCGGAGTAGTCTATTAAGGTTGTGAATTATTGTCGACTTGTTCTTTCCCTGTCTGACCATCTCATCCAGTATCTTTTTTTGAGGTATAGGGATCTTCTCGGTATGTACCCAGACCAACATATACTTAATAATATCCTGTTGTAAGAGAGTGATCTCGTACAGGTTAGTGTAGACAATCATCTACATACCAATATATCACAATAGTCTATACCCTATTTGTCAAGGAAGGTGACGATCATCAGGATGATGAAGAAAACAAGATAGATTGAAAACAAACTAATCATGGTCTTAGTTTAGCAAACATTTTTTCAGTTAGTTGTCTACTTGCCTCAATCCGACTATGACAAAATTGGCAAAGCGCAATCCACTCATTGGTATCGGCCAGTTCCTCTGCGGTCTTGTAGTGTATTCGCTTGTGGCGGTGTGCCGGAGCTAGACCAAAAGTACCCCCACAGTTCTCGCAAGAGTTAAGGTTAATACCCTCACAGTAATCAGCGATCATCTTTCTTGCCTTCCGGTTCATCTCAGTCCGGTTCATTCTTCTTTAATGGTTAGTAATGAGTCCAACATAGCTAATACTGCGTCAGCGTGTCCAGCCTGATACGAGTCAACATCCCATTCCTCCATATTTTCAAACTTAATGGTTGGCTTACAAGCCTCCATCACTCTTTTAATCGTTTCTGCTCTTGCTGACCTTATAGCTTCTAGGTCAATAATCTTTTGTGCCTCCATACCTCTTTTGTAGCCTTCAAAGTCTGCTTCTCTCTCCTTACGTTGGAGGA